CATATTCCCGATGCTACGAATAACGTGGCATTATCGTGGATCTGGTATGTATACCATCATTGTTGAAGTCCCAGGGTGTATGCCTTCGGGATGGTTTTTGACCTTTGTGTTGAACTCACTCGTGAATGCTATAATGTTTCGAGTTGCCTGGATAATCTTGGTATCGAAGCCTTATAATGACTTGTATTACTTTCGCAGGAATACGAGGGAGAAGTATGCTGGCGATGACAATTTATTGTCTGTTGCTGAAGCTTTTCTGTCGCAGTACAACAATGTGACAATTGCGGCTCTTTATGCTAAGTATGATCAAATATATACACCAGCATCGAAGAGTGGAGAGCTGATTCCTTATCAGCCCCTTGAGGATTGTATTTTTCTCAAGACGAAAAGCGGTCGTCGATATGATCGCTGGGTACCGTTGTTTGACCACGATGCGAATCTAGATACATTAAACTGGATACGCAAGTGTGATAACCCTTCTCAGGCAACTGAGGATAATTGCAACGATGTGTTACGAAATCTCTTCTTTTATGGAGAGGATTTGTTTCAGGACCTTAGAACGTCCATACTCGCTTGGAAGCCCGAGTATAACTTGCTTTCATACTATTCGCTGGAGTCCGCTTATCTGGACTACGGCGCCTTACCTGATCCGTATGGATCCTTCGGCTTCTCGAAGACACGCGTAGTAAATATGCGCGCAGCTCTTGAGGAAGTACAGCTTATGACCCCCCTTGCCAAATCGACTGAGAACAGAGATTCAGCCGACAAACAGAGTGGACATAACTTCAGAATGAATACGACCATTGCCCTACCAAGTAAGATTGCAGCTCTAACAAATCAAATTGAGCAAGAACAAAACGCCCGTGCCTTGGCATTAGAGAAGCTTTTGCTGATCGAAACCAAGATGATGGGTGCGACGAAGCTGTCTGATTATCGACAGCTCAAGAACCAGCGTGACCAACAAGTACGCTCGATGGTGAAGAGGTACGCTGACCTCCAACCCCACATCGATATGCTCTTTGAGTGTAATGTGGAGTTTGATTACCAGGTTGACCGAGTCGATCAAGAACGATTGGCTAAGGAGATCCGTGATCAAGCTGAAATAGCTACTCTTGCAGCGCAAAAACTTGCAGAACTTCGAGAACAACTCGATATTAGCAAGAGACGCCTACCTACTGATAAGGCTGCCAAACAATCGGCACCTAGTAAGGATGGTTTGACCAAAGAACAACCGGTCAAAATGGGCGTTGTTTCCGCTGCGGAAACGAAAGAGACTGCGTCTACGCTTGACGAGTCGGCCATTACAGTTGCGGCTAAGCAAGGTGCAAACCTAGCTGAGCAGCAACCTGTGGTTACAGTGAAAGCCGTTGATGGAAACGTCAAAGGCATGACAAAGCGTGCGAATGCCCACTTGAACGAAGCTGAGTGGACAATTGCTGACATGTTGAAGAGACTGCATTTTGTAGGCTCGTTCGACTGGACTATTGGAATGGTTCCTGGCACGGAGATCGCGCCACCAGCCGTTTCAATGGGTATGATGGACATACCCGCTGATTTTATCACCAATGACATGTT